GGAGAAGCCCTGGCAAAGCGGCGGAGGACCCGGGTTCGATTCCCGGCAGCTCCACCAGAAGGCCCCCACCAGCAGAGATGCAGGTGGGGGCCTTTTTCGTGTCCCGGTACCGGAATCACCATTTACCGCTTACTCACCGCTTTGCCACCGCAGCATCCAACGCCGCCGCCGCAGCCGAATGCGTGCGCCCGCGGCCGAGATAGACATCCTGCGTCATGGACACCTGCGCGTGCCCAAGATGGTCCGCTGCCTGCCGGGCCGTCAGCCCCTCGTCGTCGAGGATTGTCGCGACCGTCTTGCGGAATGTGTGCGTGGTGACCCACTCCAGATCGAGCGCCGCCCGCACCTGCCGCCACTGCCGCTGCACCGTGTCCGGGTCCCTGAGCGTCCCTACCTTCGACGGGAACACCATCGGCCCCGAGCGGTCCACGAGACGCGTCTCGAGCATTTCCACCGCGAACCCCGGCAACGGCAACTGCCGCAGCCCGGACTCAGTCTTGGTGGAGTCCTCCCATACCAGCCCGTCACCCTTGACGCGGATCACCTTGCCAGTGATCGCGACGGTCCGCTTCTTGAGGTCGACGTCGCCCCAGCGGATGCCGAGCACCTCGCCGATCCGGGCGCCGGTCGCCGCGAACATCACGATCAGGTCCGCGAGGTCGGCGCTCTGGCAGAACTGCGCCACCGACGGCACCTGACCCGCCTTCGACGTCGTCTTCACCCCGCGCTTGATCTGCGCCTCCGACAGCACCACGGGGCACGGCGTCTCCGACCCGCGGACGTCGGCCAGCAGCTGCACCAGCAGTTCGCGATCCATCGACTTCGCCCGCTTCTTGCGGCCGGCCCCGAGGTCGGTCACCTCCCGCACCGGGTTCGCTTGCACGGCGCCGTAGCGAACGGCGATGCGGAACATGCCCGACAGGATCGTCTTCGCCTTCTTGCCGGTACCGGCACCCTGCCGCGTCGCGATCTCCCGCACGAACGTGTCGAGACGCTGCGTGGTCGCTTCCCGGACGCGCAGGTTCCCGAGCCCGTCGAGGATCTTCGCGGCCATCCGGTCGTAGTCCTGCAACGTCGACTGGGATCGGTTCTTCTCCTCGAGCTGCGCCCGATACGCCACCCACAACTCACTCACGCGACTGTCGGCACTGAGGTCGCCCGTCGTCGACCGCTCCTTGAGTGCGTCCACGAGAGCACGCTCCGCGGCCGCCCCGGTCTTGTCCCGGTCGACCGTGGGCGGCGTATAGCGGACCACCTGCCGCGTCACGCCGTCGGCGTCGCGGTAGCGGCAGGCGGCACGCCAGCGGCCGTCGGGCAGCTTCGTGCGGCTGATGCGCCCGTGCGCGCCGATCGGTAGGGAGGGGCGGGGCACTTACGCCTCGTCCTCGCAGTACGCGACGATGCTGGTGTTGATGAAGTTGGTCGCCTGAGTGCGGGTGTAGCCAGGACCCTCTTCCATGAGGGCGGGTAGGAGGTCTGTCTGCGACAGGCCGCGCCCGAGTCCGCTGCAGATCGATTGCGCCATCCCGACTGCCGCGTCAGCATCGTTTCCGTAGTCGATCTTGTAGGAGTCGAGCGTCTGCAGGAATGCCCGTTCGCGCTGACTGCTCGTCAACTGGGCCGACGTCGCTGCGGCGGTTGTCGTTGCGGCAGGCGTGGACGGCGCCGGCGATTCCTCTCCTGATCCGCTGCCGCACGCAGACACGCCGACGAGCACTGCCGCGGCCGCCAACGTCACGCCGATTGCCCTACCCGCCGGTAGTGAAACCCCCATCACTTCCCCTTCTCTGATTGTTGTCTCGGTCACATGTTAGGTTGCGCGCACTGAAAAATGATCGGTTGCTCAACGACTAGGGAGGAAGCATTGCCAACCAGCTCCACCGGGCCTGTGTACTTCATGTGTGCACCCACCCGCCCGCCTGATGAAGAACTCGCAGTGCTCGGCATCGCCGTCGAAGAACCGCACGGCGTGATCGCACACCGGATTGTCCGCAAGCAGCTCGTCGCCGAAATCGGCAAGCTCATCGTGATCGGCTCCACCATCCACGCTGTCCCCAAGGCGGGACTCACGGCGAGGCAACACGCACAACTGATCGGGGCAGCGACTGTCGCCTTCTTGGCTGACTGCACCGAGAACCCCGGCTGGGAACATGCGATCGTCGACGGCCAGCCGCGCTGGACCGCCTGGATCTCCGTCCCCGCCGAAACCATCTCCGCTACTTCCCTGGCCGCCATGTCGGCTCATCTGGATTCAGCGGACGCGCAGACCGTATAGCTGCGACCTCGCCGCCGAGCTCGTCTTCCCCGAGCCGGCGCGCAAGCTCTAGTAGTAGGTCCCGGGTAGATATGTTCGCCAGTAGTTCCGCCGCAGGAATGTCTGCGATGTCGGTGCGAACCACCCCCACCTCTTCGGGAAGGACGTAACCGGCCGCGACGAGCGCCTCTTGGATGGGCACGTTCAGTCCGTCGGCGATACGTCGGAGGGTCTTGATCTCGGGCACGGCCCCCTGTAGCCGCCACCGACCCACGATCGACTGGGAAGTGCTGATGGCACGGGAAATCTCAGCCTCGGTTTCGAGGCCGCGGCGGCGTGCCGTAGTCCACAGCCAGTCTGCGAAGTTGGTCATGCGCGTGACGGTAGCGCACATGTGGGACCGGAAATAGCACTTACTTCGACGTAAGACATGCCGGACACAGGCTTACACCCATGTGATTCTGCACTTCGTGCGCCATATCTGGACCTCTGTCGAAGCATGACACTTCGCGGTCAATTTCACCCTTGCAACCAAGACTCTCTGCGATCGAAGTACATCCGCACTTGACTTCTATCTAAGTCAGCGCCTAACCTCATACTTACGTCGAAGGCAATCAAGACTTCGATCGAAGCGCACCCAGTGAAGGGAGAACGCAATGCCCGCAACGCTCCGCATCCGCCGCGACAAGCTCGCCGAAGCAATGGTCGCCGCCGGCATGTCCCAGCAGAAGCACCTCGCCACCGCTATGGACATGAGCGAACCCAGCATCCACCGCATCCTCAAGGAACGCGACATTCAGGGGAAGACGCTCGCCCGCCTGCTCGCCGCCCTCCCGGACGCCAACTTCTACGAGTTGTTCGAGATCGTCGACGAGCCCGAGAAGTCGCGCATCCGCACCCCGTTCCAGGAGCTCTTGCGGGCTGCGAGCACTGAGCAGGTGGCGGCATGAGCAACCCGCGCAACTGGGCTCGGCACATCGCCGACATTCGCACCACCAACGACCACGAGATCGCGATCGGCGCCCAGTTCTACGTCGACGACGACGGAACCGAACACCGCCTCATCGTCATCGACGGTCACGCCATCGATATCTCGCAAGTAGGGGATCTATCTGACGCCCTCAACCGGGCAGTCGCCGCACACACGTAAAAGCCCGCCCCGTTGCACCGGGACGGGCGGGCACCCACCCATCGGAAGGAAAAGCAGATGCACGACAAGAATACCGCGGAAACCCTCGAAGAAGCCATTGCGCGACTCGAAGCGATCGCCGACGGGTCGATCACCCACTGGTCCCTCGACCGCAACAGCACCGGCTACAACGCCATCGCCCTGATCCCGCTGGAGTGGGAGCACCCCGCGGCGCGAGTTGGGCGGTCGGCGAAGTGGCTCAACGCCTTCAGCGCCGACCGCGCCGGTGCCGTCAGCGCACTCGCCGACAAGGTCGCCGAGGCGAGCCGGATTCGAGGTGCGGCATGACCGCCACACTGACCACTCTGCAGGATCTCGTGCAGGGCACCGACGAGTGGCTCGAGCAGCGACGCGGAATCGTCACAGCATCCGTCGTCGGAAAGCTGGTCACCGCCAAGACCCTACAGCCCGCCAGTAACGCTGAATCGCGGGGATTGACGGCACTTCTCGCCGCCGAGCGAATCACTGGCTGGTCCGACCCGACGTACATCAGCGACGACATGCTCCGCGGCATCGAGGACGAACCGAAGGCGCGGGACATCTATTCCGAGCACTTCGCGCCCGTCACGGAAACCGGCCTGATGATCCGCGACGACAACGGGGTCAAGCTCGGCTACTCGCCAGACGGCCTGGTCGGCGACGACGGACTGATCGAGATCAAGTCCCGCCGACAGAAGGTGCACCTCGAAACGATTCTGTCCGGGCATCCGCCGATCGAGAACATGGCTCAGATGCAGTGCGGACTGCTCGTTTCGGGCCGCAAGTGGATCGACTACGTCTCGTACTGCGGCGGGATGCCGCTCTGGGTGAAGCGAGTCCTCCCAGACGAGCGATGGTTCTCCGCGATCACCGCCGCCGTCCACGCCTTCGAGCAGAACGTCGCCGAGATGATCCGCCTCTACGAAGAGGCTGTCGCCGGCTTCCCCGCTACCGAACGAACCATCGAACTGGAAATGGTGATCTAGTCATGGACCTCACCGAGTCAATCGCCCCGAAGTCCGACCAACTCAATGCCGAAGACCTCCTCAGCGGTCCGCGCACCGTGCAGATCGAGAGCGTCACCAAGGGGTCGGCCGAGCAGCCCGTCAACATCCACCTCGTCGAGTTCCCCGGCCGGCCGTTCCGTCCAAGCAAGACAGTGCGACGCATCCTCGTCTCCGCGTGGGGGCCGGACGCATCTACGTACGTCGGCCGCCGCATGTCGCTCTACCGCGACGCCTCGGTGCGCTTCGGCGGCCAAGAGGTCGGCGGAATTCGTGTCAGCCACCTCTCGCACATCGACAAGCGGCTCACGCTCGCGCTCACAGTGACACGGGGCCGCCGCACGCCCCACGTAGTCGAGCCACTCCCGGACGCGCCGCGGTCCGACGTGACAGTCGACGTCGACAGTTTCATCGCCGCCATCGACGCCGCGAAAACCAAGGACGTATTGACAGACCTGTGGCATCAGAGCTCATCGCTTCCCGAGGCCGACAAGAAGCGCACCAGGGCGCGAATCACAGCCCGCGTCGCCGACCTCGAAGCGCCGGAGCCGGAGCTGGGACTTGAGCCCGCCGGAACACCCGATCCCGAACTGCCCACCGAAACGGAGGACGCCCCATGAGCTGGACTGCCGCACCAATGGCCGCATTCGACCTCGAAACCACCGGCCCCATCCCCACGAACGCCCGCATCGTCACCGCACACCTCGCGCTCATCGACGGCAAGGTCACCAGCGGCCGAAACTGGCTCCTGAACCCTCAGCAGGGCATCCCCGAGGGCGCGACCGCCGTGCACGGCATCACCACCGAGCACGCCCGTGAGCACGGACAGGACTACGCCACCGGCTACGACGAGATCCGCCAGGCACTCACGGCGGCTTGGGATTCCGGTCACGCTGTCGTCGCCTTCAATGCGGCGTACGACCTGACCATCATCGACCGCGAGGGTGTCCGACTCGGGTATGCACCCCTTGAGGTTGGGCTCGTAATCGACCCGTTCGTGATCGACCGGGCAGTGGACCCGTACCGCAAGGGCAAGCGCACACTCGAGGCGACCTGCAAGGTGTACGGCGTCCGCCTCGACGACGCCCACTCGGCGAGCGGCGACGCGCTCGCCGCTGCACGCCTGGCGTGGAAGATGGCGCGCAAGTTCCCCAAGCTCGCCGAGATTGACGTCATGGCATGGCAGTCGGAAGCGAACGCCAAGCGGCAATCCGAGTTCGCCACCTACTTGCGCCGTGAAGGCAAGGACGCGAGCGACGTCAACGGCGACTGGCCGATGCGTGGCCGGACGCCGGTAGCCGAGCCCGTGCAGGCGACTCTGGACGAGCAGGTGGTCGCATGACCCTCACCGCCGACGACTGCCTCGCTGCCGAGGTCGCCATCCACCGCACCTGGATCGACCACGCGAACGCCGCACTCGACCAGTGCATCCGCGGGGCCGTCCCATTCAGTGCCGACACCGTCCGAGCCCTCATCCCGGACGGAATCGACGCCCACCACCCCAACGCACTCCCCGCCCTCTTCCGGGCCGCATCGGCCGCACGGCGCATCGTCGCCATCGGCTACACGACCCCCAAGCGGGCTAGCCGGCACGGCAACCCGAATCGCATCTGGATCAAAGGCCCCAACGCATGATCAACCCCAGCCCCACCCGCCGCAACATCCCCCGACAGGGGCGCGGGTGGGGCTGGAACCGTCCACACGGCAATACAACCCAGGCGGCAGCATGAAACCCTCACACGCACTCCCACCCCCCGTAGACGGCCTCGAATCCGACATCGACGTCGTCGCACGATTTGCCAACGCCATCGTCGAATCCGTCCACACCACCGACCCGCGAGAACTCATCCACGAGCTCGCCATCCTCGCCGAAGGATCACCCGGCCGCAGCGCCCAGATCATGATGGCCCTCGCCGCATGGGTGAACATCGACGAGCCCCTCTCCGTCCGCGGCGCACGCGTCGAAGCGATCACCGCGCCGGCGCAGGGGAGGGCTGCCTGATGGAGTGGTTCGCGATGTCGTCGAAGTTCTACATCGACCTGGACGACCAGGGTGTCAGCGAGGCCGCCCAGACCCTCCTCATGCGCGTCTGCGGCTACATCGCCGACAACGAGACCGGCGGATACATCGCCAAAAGTGCGCTGAAAAAGCTCGGTTTGTCGAGACTTTCTCGTCGAGTTGATGAGCTCATCGGTGAACGAATCATGATCGAAACAGTGGACGGTTCTGGCTACAACGTTCCAGCGTGGCCGAAGTGGAACGGACCACTAGAACGCCAGGTCAAGAAGCGTAAAGCCGACCGGGAGCGCATCGCAGAGAAGCGTGCAGAGGCCGAAAATGTCGCGCGACATCCGAGCGACAAAAAAGCGATGTCGCATGACCACATAGACAGTAACAAGAACAAGAGTGGTTACTTAGAGAGGGAACGTTACGTAAGCAACGCGCCCGCGAACGAACCCCCAAGCCCCTCAACGCCACCCGAGCCCCGATGCCCGCAGCATCTCGACAATCCGACGACCGCGGCCTGCCGGCTATGCGGCGACGCGAGGCGAGCTCGGCAGGCGTGGGACGCCGAGCAGGACCGAGCTCGGAAGCTCGCGATCTCCGAGGCGGCACGAGAGTCCGCGCTCAATCGGTCGCTCGCCATCGCCGACTGCGGGATGTGCGACGACGAGGGCTACCTCGGCACGATTCTGTGCGATCACGACCCCGAGACGCCTGAGCGGGCGCAGCGGGGGATCGAGGAGTGCCGCCGTGCGCTCAGGAAAGGGGCATGACGCATGAGTGTGCGGCGGAGTGGATTTCGTGCGGCAGCGTCGAAGCTGGGCGGTAAAACGGGGGTGTGGGGGATGAGTGTGGCGGCCAGTAATTCCGCGCTCCGCATGTGTACGAGGTTGGTTCTGCGACACGCACGGTTTTCGTCGTGGCTAGGGATTGACTTGCGTCGAAGTGTGCGACTAACGTGGAAGTCAAGCCCGTTGCACCGGGCGTCTCAATCGGAAGGAATCCCCATGCAGACTTTCATCGAGCGTGGCGAAGTCATCGCCCTCGACTGCTCCCACCAGGACACGATCCTGTTCTACGACCCCAGCTACGGCCCGTACGAGAAGTGCGTGGAGTGCGAGGTCATCCTCGACGAGGAGGACGCGCCGGCCGACAACGATCTGACGGACGACGAGGCGGTCGCTGACGCGGGCGTGTGGGTGGCGATCTGGCTGTCCGCGCTGGCGTGGACTGCGGTCGTCGGCCTGGGCCTGGTGTGGTGGGCGGTGACGGCATGAGGGCAATCCAGCGCAAGGCGATCGACGCCTACCTCGACGGCATCAAAGCTGGAAAGCCTGCCGACCATGGCGTGTTCGGCCTCATGCTTACCGTCAACGACCCCACGCTGCGCCGCTGGCTGATCGCAGTCCGCCTCCACGAGCGCGTCACCGAACACCGGGCCGCGACCGCCGAGCTGGTCACCAACGACAACCCCGTCCAGGACACCGTCATCGACGTCCTCCGCTACCGCGTCGAAGACCACATCCGCTACGCGACCGTGCGCCTCGCCATCGAAGGCGACCTCGACGACGTCATGTGCGTCGAAATGCCGCTCCACGACCTCGAAATCAGGAGGGCCGCATGAGCTTCGAACGTCACCTCCAGGTCCAGCTCGACCGTCTCGGCCGCGACGACCGCGACCTCGACGACGACACCACCGACCACGACTACGACCGCCACGCAGACGGGGAGTACGCGCTGTGAGCAACCTTGCCATCGACCAGATCGAACGCGCCCGCACCTATGTGGTCGAGCGCAACATCGACATCGCCGCAGCCCGGCCCGCATTCATCTCCCAATATCCGCAGCTCGCCCGCGCACCCCGGGAATCCATCGACTTCACGATCATCGGCACCATCGGCATCTGGCTCAACGTCCGAGCGCCGTGGACCACGGATTCCGTTGCCGAGCAGCTTGCCAACCAGTCCGGCGCGTTCCCGTGGAATGGCCCGGTCGGAAACGGGTTCACAGTTGCCGAGTATCAGAACCGGTTCCGCGAGATGGCCCGCGAGCACCTGTTCACGTGGCGGCAGCTCGGACTCATCACTGAGGAGGGGTAGTGAGCAACCCGAACAAGGCCAAGGGTGACCGCGCCGAACGCGCCGTGCGTGACTACCTCCGCGCCAACGGCTTCCCCCACTGCGAACGCACCCGCGCCGGATACACCCGCGACGCCGGCGACCTCCACCCCGCACCCGGCCTCACTGTGCAGGTGAAGGACCGCGCCCAGTACGCGTGGCCCGAGTGGCTGCGGCAGCTCGACGAGCAGCGCGACGAAGCCAAGGCTGATCACGCCGTGCTCGTCGTCAAGCGCCGCGGCCTCGGTGATCCGGGGAAGTGGCTGGCCGTGATGCCGCTCGCTGCGATCGCCCGCCTGCTGCGCGATGCCGGCTATGGCGACGTGCTCGAGGAGGTGGCGTGATGCTCGTCTGCGACTGCGGCACCTTCGACCGCCGCCACGACTACGGCTGCAAAGGCTGGCGTGAACGCGAAACACCGCCGGCCACGTTCCCGTCCTGGGCGCTCGAAGCCCGCACCGACACCGACGACCCGTGGGGTTGGGCTGCCCGCGGCATCACCAACCCCGACAAGGAGACCCAGCGATGAGCGAGAACGATGCCGTGAACCATCCCGGCCACTACACCAGCCACCCGTCTAGGGTCGAGTGCATCCAGGTCACTGAGCACATGAGCTTCTGCCTCGGCAATGCGATCAAGTACATCTGGCGGGCCGACCTCAAGGGCAACGCGATCGAGGATCTGCAGAAGGCCCGCTGGTACGTGGACCGCGAGATCGCCCGCCTCGGTGGAGACTCTGCCGTCCTAGACGAGCCCGTGGCCGCCCGTTTGGAGGCTGAGTCTGCCCGTGACGAGGAGGCGGAACGGCTGGCGGAAGACCTTGCGTTCGCCTACTGCCTTGGGTTCGGCCACGACGCCGATGAGTTCAAGTGGAACCCGGGCGGCCGTGGGCATGACGCATGGTTGGCCGTGGCACGACAGGTGCTGGTTCTTGCGGCTGATGGGCGTCTACTCCCCGAAGGCGGGACGGGTGAGGCTGACGTTAAGCCGATCGGCTGGTGGCGGGCGCTCGAACTCAACTTTGCTGCCGAGCACTACGGCTTCCCGCCGCTGCCGCGCAGTAGCTGGATCGCGAGTGACGGTAGCGAGTGGGCGTGGGACGAGCGGATGCAGGTTTGGGAGTTGCGCCAGTACCCGCCTGCCGAGCCCGTCCCGGACAGCGGGCCGGATGGCACACCGGAGAAGCCCTGGCCGACATGGCAGGACGTACCGGAGGGGGTCGTGTATCGGGGCACTCATCGGGATGGCAGCCCCACCGAGTCTCGATGGATGAACCGAGGGGGCGAGTGCTGGGTGGTTGACGGGCGCGCCGCGACTCACCCCGAGTCGTACCGGCTCGTGAACTCGGTCGCCCCGTTTGTGCGTGTGGACGGAGACCAGGCATGAACGACAACGTTATCCAGCTACACCCAACGCCAGCCCATCTCACGTGTCCGTGCGGCAGCGCATGGTGGAACGCCACGGTCTGCATCGAGGGCCAGAAGGTGACCGGCTACCGGCTTCCGCTCACGTGCGCTGAGTGCGGCAAGGAGGCGCAGCCGTGAGCACTGCGGAACAGATCATCGCCGAGGCGCTGGTGCAGTGGTCGCTCGAGCCGTGTTGCGGCACGTGCGCTGGGGGACTCGCCGCGCATGTGGTGGCTGCACTCACCAACGCCGGCAAGACGATCGTGGAGCTGCCCGAGGTCGCTCCAGGCGACATCACGATCGGCGTGGTTTCGGCGCTCCACGACTACGGGGTAATCGACATCGAGACATCACCCGATTTCGTCCGCATATTCGAGTCCACCGGCTGGTATAGCGCCGAGGCGATGACCTTCCTTGGCTCTGCGCTTATCGCTGTGGCTGCTGCTCGTGTGGCGGAGGGCGGTGACCAGCCGTGACCCGACCCCGCGCCCAAGCGTTCCACGACTTCATCAGCACCAACACCCACTACGCGGCCATGAATGGCTACCCTGAACAGGTCGGCGACCCCGTCGGGCTCATCGTGGCGATTCTCGACAAGACACCCCGCCTCGACGGCGCCGCGTGCGCCGGCAGCACCAACCCCGACATGTGGTTCGCACCCCCCGGAACCACCGAACGCGCACAAGCCCAACGCATCTGCGCCACCTGCCCCATCCGGCAAGCCTGCACCAGGCTCGGCGACACCAACGACGAACAAGGCGTCTGGGGCGCCCACAACCACGACAGCACCGCAAACCCCGACATGACCGGACGCTGCGACACCGGCCACAGCCTCGCTGAACACGGCCGGATCATCCGACCCCGCAACTCGAACCCGTACGTTCGGTGCCTCGCCTGCACCCCACCACCCGCACCGCCCGCACCAAAGACGCACTGCATCCGCGGCCACGAGTACACGCCGGAGAACACGGCGATTGTGCGGGGCGGGAAGGCTCGGGCGTGCCGGGCGTGTAAGCGGGAGCGGCAGCGCGGGTATCGAGCTGCCGAACAGAACACTGAACTGAAGGCTTTGGAGGCCATCGCATGACCGACAATTTGCCCGCGTGGCGCAGTGAAAATGGCATCTGAGCTGGTAAAATGGGACGAGGCCGACCGGTGCTGGAACACCAATCGGCCTCTAACCCACTCATCTGATCTGAGCAGAGAGGGGCTAGCCATGAAGGCTACCCGAACCACTTTCCCGACCACTAGGTCAGTCAGCCAGCACGCACACCCCGACTTAGCTGAGGCTGTTGCAATCTCCCGATTCTGGCGCATGGTCGAGCGGCGGTCGCCAAATGAATGCTGGCCGTGGCTTGGCGATACAAGCAAGGGCTACGGCGTCTTCTGCTACGGCGGCGAGCGGTTCGGCGCGCATGAGTTGGCGCTCTCGTTCACAACTGGCGAGAAGCGGCTGGATAGCCTCGAGACCTGCCACGCGTGCGACAACCCAATCTGCTGCAACCCGGGGCACCTTCGCTTCGATACCCGGCAATCGAACGTGGACGACATGCATAACCGGGGCCGCGCTCCACGCGCCGGGAAGTTGTCAGACGCGGACATCATCGCGATCCGCGAGCGGCGGGCCGCTGGCGCTCGACAGAAGGACCTAGCCGGACAGTACGGCGTCACAGACGGTCAGATCAGCATGATCGTCCGCGGCCTGCGATGGGCGCATGTCGGCGGACCAATTCAGAACGAACGCAAGTACATCCGAAAGGCTGGCTAGGCATGGCAAACGAAAACGTCGTCACGATTATCGGCAATCTGGTGGAAGACCCAAGTTTGCGATTCACGCCGGCCGGTGCTGCGGTCGCCAACTTCACCGTCGCGTCCACGCCGCGCACGTTCGACAAGCAGACGAACGAGTGGAAGGACGGCGAGGCACTGTTCCTGCGGTGCCAGGTGTGGCGCGAGGCGGCCGAGAATGTCGCCGAGAGCTTGTCGCGGGGCTCGCGGGTGATCGTCACCGGCAAGCTCAAGTCCCGCACCTTCGAGACGCGGGAGGGGGAGAAGCGGACCGTCATCGAGTTGGAGGTCGACGAGATCGGCCCGAGCCTCCGCTACGCCACCGCCACCGTGAACAAGGCCAACCGCGGCGGGGGAGGATCAAGCAGGGCCTCGGGTGGCATCACCGCCGACCCGTGGGGTGCACCGCAAGCGCAGTCCGACTACGCGCTCGCCGGCAAGCCCACCGCCGACGAACCGCCGTTCTGAGAGGAGTGGACATGAGTGAATACAGGATTGTCCGCGACGCCTGGGCTGGCTACGAGGTGCAGGTGCGTCGCTGGTGGCTCCCCTTCTGGGTGCAGAAGGGGTTCACGAACACCTTCTCTTCGATCGAGGATGCTCGCGATTACGCCCTGAATGGAGATGTTGTCGAGCGCGGACGAACCACCGTCACCCCCAAGGAGAAGCCTTGACCAGCACTGCCCCGATCATCGGCTACATCGTTGTCTCCAAGCTGGCTCGGGGGGACGGCGGATTCGACTACATCGACGTGAGCCCGTTCTACGTGGATCGAAAGCGCGCCAAGACCAACCTCGACGGGTGGCTCGATATGGCGAAGGAGCATCCCGCCCGTTACCGGGACACCGAGTTCATCATCGCCGAAGTCAGGGGGAACGCATGACCGCCCCCACGTCCTGCGGCTACTGCTGGGTGTGCGAACAGTTCGTCACCCAAGTCCGCCTCAACCCCGCCTGCGGACCACACTGCCTCGAAGGGGATGTTGAATGACAACCTGGCCCGACGTCGCCGCCCTTGCCATATTCGTACTGTTCGCCCTCGGCGCGCTATGGATCTCTAGGGGACGCTGATGCTTGACCTCGACCAAGGCTGGTTCATCCCACTCTACGAGCAGGACGCCCTCGCCGCACTCCTCCGCGACGAAGTCCCCGACATCCTCGCCGCCCTCGCCGCCTGCATCACCGCCGAAGGGCACCGCACCCGCATCAGCTACGACCCCAAGGTCACCAACGGCAGCGACGAACAACCACTCCCGTACGACAACAGCGCACAGGACGCCGCAGACCACCTCGGCAACGAACTCGCCACCTGGGTCCGCCACACCTGCGAGCACCGCGGCATCGACTACGCCGGCTCCTGGTCCCCGGCGGGCTGGGCGAAATGGCTGGCCGACAACATCATCGCGCTCGCCCTCACCCCGGGCGCTGACGAGGCCCCGGCCACGATTGGGCAGGCTGTGACTGGGGCGCGACGGGCCGCACGCATCCCGAAGCGGCGCACCTGGGGCGGAAGTATCGAGGAAGCGGGCGCAACCAGGCTCAATGCCCGCGGCATCGAAGCCCTGGCGCGGGAGATGGGCGGCGACTGGGTGGGCATCAACCGCGACCGCGTCCGGACGCTGCACCGCGCCGGCCACATCCAGCCCGTCCACGTCGACGAGGGCAGCGATCAGCAGCTACTGTTCCTCGCGGGAGACGTCCTCGGCGCCCACCTCGCCAATCCGCCACGCCGGTCGCCGAAAAGATGTACGGCATAGGCGCTTTGCCCCACCCCATGTGTTAAGCTGACGCCGCAGGCGCGAGAGTTGTACCCACAACCTCGCGCCTTCGGTGTTTCCAGACCGCCCTTCCGTGACATTCGACGCCACTCTTCCCGTGCGCGCTTGGCCGCCATAGCGGCACGTCTCGGTTGGGTCCCATCCCCGCGAGCAGCTTGCCAGCGCCCGGGGATCACGCGCCCCGTCGACTACCTCCCCTCGTTGACGGGGCGCACCTACTTCCAAGGAGGTCGCGGTGGACTTCACCGACATCGGCGCACCTCAACAGCGCATCCGAATCTGGTTGAAGCGTGGCAGCCCACTGAGGTTCGCGCTCTCCCCGGTCGCGCTGCCCGCCAGCACCACGGTCACGCTCGAGGCGGGCGCCCGCACGTTCCCGGCGACGGTGACCACCGACTCGGTGTCGTGGCGCATCGAGCCCGCTGACGCCGACCTCATCCCGGACCGCTCAGTGGTGCGGATTCGGTGCACATTCTTGGACGATCCCACGACCGGTGAGCCGTGGCTGAAAGGTGTGGTGGCGCGTGACGATTGAGATCAGCGACGGCGTGACGGTGACCGTGAACGTCCCGAACCGGATGCCGACGATCTGCCCGGCAACCACCCCTGGCGGCCCGATCGCCGTCCCAGTGCAGGGCAGCCTGACCGCCGAGCAGTTCGCCCACATCGTCGCCACCGTGACCGCGAAGGTCGTGGAGGAGTTGAGCGGACAGCCCGGCGCAGTCTCGTGGGATGCGGTGCAGGACAAGCCTGACGCGTTCCCGCCTGCCGCGCACCGGCACAACGCCTCCGACATCGACGACCTACCGTCCGGTGGTGGTGGTGCGGGTATCGACGACGCCACGATCGGCACCGACACCACCTGGTCGTCACAGAAGACGGCGCAGGAGCTGGCGGGCAAGGCACCTGCTGGATGGAACTCGACGCTCGAGATGTTCGGCGGAAGTTGGGAGCAGCCCGTCGATACAGGGCTCACCGTCCCCGAGGGGATCGACGAAGCCTTCAACATGGCAATCGGGCTCTCTGAATCATTGACCGACTTCCTCTCGATGCAGGGCGACTCAGTAGGGATTGCAAGCAAGACGTTCGTGGCAGTCCCAGCACTGCCGCCGAACCCCACTCCCGGCACCATCTACATAGTCCCCGGCGCCGACGGCGTGCTCACGCTTCATTTGCCGATCCCGATGCAGTAGAGCCACGGAGGAGACGCTCAATGGATCTGACGATCACCATCCCCGCCGACACCGAGTCTCGTGTCCTCGACGCCCTCTGTGGCACAGCAGGCCACACCCCGTGCGGTGACCAGCCTGCGTGTGCGGAGAAGCAACTCGGTGCGATGCTCACCGGCAAGGTGACGGAGTACGAACTGTTCAAGGCCCGGCAGGCTGCCGCGAAGAACGTTCCGCCCCTCACCCTCGGAGGCTGACGTGGACGCCATCGGGGCCATCACCAGCATCACCGCCGGCGTCATGAGACGCATCGCCGACAGCATCGAAGGCACCCCAGCCCCGCAGCCACAGTCGGTCGTGCACTACCACTTCCACCTCAGTCAAGCCGACAGTCTGGACAAACCGGAAGACAAGGCGCGAGGCTTCACCCTGTTCAAGCGCTAACCACCCGCACGGGCGGACCCACCCGGACGGAGGTGAGCCGTGGCAGAAGAACTCACCCCCGAACGCGAAGCCACCATCCGCGAAGGCCACGCCCTCGGACGCTCCCAAGCCGACATCGCCCGCGAACTCGAGATCCCACAGCCGATCGTGTCCCGCTGGGCGAAGAGACTCGGCATCGTCTGGACCATCTCGCCAAACGTCGCCGCGATGAACGACAAGACGCGAGAACGCATCGCAGCAGGGCGAGCACTCCTCGCAGAGAAAGCACTCGCCCACGCACTCAACCTGAGCGACCGCATCTGGGAAGAGTACGAGATCATCGTCTCCACCCCGGCGGGCATCGAACGCAAGACCCTCGAACTGCCCGACGCCAAGGCCGTCTCCGACTTCTCCAACGCCGTCCAGAAGCTCGTCGCCACCCACGAGAACCTCACCCGACTCGGCGCCGGCTCCTCCGCGGACCACGCCAAGTCGATGCTCATGAAGATGCAGGAAGCACTACAGCGGGCCGTGGAACTGGAAGAGGCGCAGGAGGGTGAGTGAGCATCCTCGACGACCTGTCGATCAGCCGCAAGCAAGCCCGCTCCATCGCCCTCGCCAACGCCGACGCCTCCAAGTCGCAGATGAACCTATGGCACGGCGCCGTCCGATCCGGCAAGACCGTCGGCTCGCTGGTGAAGTTCCTGATGAAGATGGCCGACGGCACCGACCTCACCGGCGAGAGCGTCGTCATCGGCCGCACCCGAGACACCGTGTACCGCAACCTCATCGCACCCCTGCAGGACCCGAAGATCTACGGGCCCTGGGCGGAGCACGTCCGCTACAACCGCGGCGCACCCACCGCCGACATCTTCGGCCAAGAGGTCCACGTCATCGGCGCATCCGATGTCCGCTCCGAGGCTGTCATCCGCGGTATGACGATCAAGCGGTCCTACTGCGACGAGATCTCGCTGATGAACGAGGATTTCGTCAACATGCTGGTCTCTCGACACTCCGTAGAAGGCGCGTGGTTGGGGGCGACGACGAACCCGGACGGCCCGAAGCATCCGTTGAAGGTGAACTACATCGACCGGGCCGCCGAGATGGGGCACCGCATCTTCCACTTCGAGCTGGAAGACAACCGGCGCTTCCTCCCGGACGGCTACATCGAGAACCTGTCCCGGCAGTACACCGGCCTGTGGCACGACCGCTTTATCAAGGGCTTGTGGACGATGGCCGACGGTGTCATCTACGAGTGCTTCGACCCGGCCCGCCATGTGGTCGACACGCTCCCGACGATGCAGCGTGTGCTCGCTGTCGGCGTCGACTACGGCACCACCAACCCAACCCGCGGCATCAAGCTCGGCCTCGGCGATGACAACCGGCTGTACGCGATGGCCGAGTGGGCACCCGGAACCGGCACCACCGCCGACCGGGAGACTGGCCTGCGCGCCTTCTGTGCCACCGATCGCCCCGACTACGTGTTCGTCGACCCTGCGGCCGCCGAGTTCAAGGTTCAGCTACAACGAGGCGGATGGGGTGGCGGTGGCGCGGACAGTCCGCCGCCGTACGCGAACGGCATGAACCGCGTCGGCGCCGGCATCGGCCTCGTGTCCGCGCTCCTGTCGACCGACCAACTACTCATCCACTCGTCGTGCACCGAACTGCTCGGGGAAATCCCCGGCTACGTGTGGGACACCAAGGCTGCACAGAAGGGGGAGGACGCGCCCGTGAAGCTCAACGACCACGCCGTCGACGCATTGCGTTACGCCGTCGCCACCTCCCGCCCGATGTGGCAGCCCTTCCTCCCGCAGATCGACGCCGCCAAGCGGCTCCCCGACGAACGAATCGAGGTGGCCGCGTGAGCCTGCCCGAAGCGAACACGGCCTGGCCGCCGCCCGAACTCGCCGCGGTCACCGCCCGCGTCGCCGAGTCCCACGTGTGGTGGGAGGGCGACCTCGACAAGCTCGCCACCTTCTACGGCGCCGAGGGGCGCACCAGCCCGTCTGGAATCAAGGCCCGCACCAAGGCCGCCTACGAGGCCTTCCACGGCCGCACACCGACCGCGACCGGACGAGCGCCGAAGCGGTATCACGCCCCGATCCCCGGCGTGATCGCGAAGCTGTCGACGACCGAACTGTTCTCCGAGCAGCTCAAGTTCCTCGACGCCGGCAAGAGCAAGGAAGTCCAGGCCCGCGCCGATCTGATCTTCAACACCCCGCGCTTCCATTCCTCGCTCGTCGAGGCGGGGGAGTCATGTTCGGCACTGTCGGGCAGCTTCCAGCGCATCGTGTGGGACCCGACGATCGCCGACAACGCGTGGATCGACTTCGTGGACGCCGACCGCGCCATCCCCGAGTTCCGTTGGGGCCGACTGGTCGCGGTCACATTCTGGTCCGAGCTGGACGGGGGCGACGGCCAGGAAGTGTGGCGGCACCTCGAGCGCCACGAACCCGGCTACATCGTCCACGCCGTCTACAAGGGCACCGCGACGAGCCTTGGCCGGATGATGGCACTCACCGACCATCCCGCCACCAGGGATATCGCAGTCGACGGAGCCGACGAGGGCAGCGGTGCATACGTCGAGACTGGCGTCAAGGACCTCACCGCAGCGTATGTCCCGAACGTCACCCCGAACCCGGAGTGGCGGCACGACCCGAAGCTGCGCTACCTCGGTCGCGCCGACCTGTCGACCGACCTGTTCCCCACCTTCCACGAGTTGGACCGCATCTACTCGTCGCTGATGCGGGACTTCCGCATCGGTGCCGGTAAGGTGCACGCCTCCGAGTCGGTGCTCACCAACCTCGGCATGGGGCAGGGTGTTCGGCTCGACGAGGAGCAGGAGATCTACTCCCGCGTCGGTGCCAGCGTCGGCTCCGACGGCAACATGGAGTCGATCTTCCAGTTCTTCCAGCCTGCGATTCGCGTCCTCGAGCACGACCAGGGCGCGGCACTGCTGCTGCGTGAGGTGCTGCGGAAGACCGGGTACAGCCCAGTCTCGCTCGGTCTGTCCGACGAGGTGGCGCAGACGGCGACCGAGGCGTCCGGCAAGAAGGACCTGACCGTCAAGACGACGCGTGCGAAGGCACGGCACTTCGGTTCCGCGCTCGGCCCGCTGGCGACGACCTGCCTGCGCGTGGATGCGGTCAAGTTCCCCGGCAAGGGTGCTGCCCCGTCGGAGGAGTTGGAGCTGGAGTGGCCGAAGTTCGCCCGCGAGTCCGATCTGGCGAAGGCGCAGACGGTGCAGGCGTGGTCGGTCGCGAGTGCGGCGTCGACGAAGACGAAGGTTGCCTACCTCCATGAGGACTGGGACGACGAGCGTGTCCAGGAAGAGGCCGACCTGATCGACAACGCGAAGACGGTCACCGAGCCGACGTTCGGGTTCGGGACCGACCGGCCGCCACTACCCACCGAGAATGATCCCGCCCCGGACCCTGAGGCGGTCGACGAAGGGGAGTAGCCGATGGCTGAGAGTCACCGCGTCGTTGACATCTGGCAGGAGCGCCCGCGTGAAGTCTCCTACCGATGCGCCTGCGGATTCGTCAGCAAGCACCAGCCGTTTGGGCCGGTGCCGAGGTGCCCCGAGGAGGGATAGCCGATGGCGCTGGACCCTTCCGAAGCCGCGGGCATCCCCGACGAGCTGATCGCGATGTACTCCGACGCCGAACTCGCGCTCCTCGCAGCGATGACACAGGCGATCCTCGAAGGCATCGACACTCCCGACTGGGAGGCGCATCAGCCGTTGGAGATGCTGCGGTTCCGGCAGGCAGCGGAAGCCATTGCGGCGCAACTGCAAGCGCAGATGCCCGCGATGGTCACCGCCGCAGTGACAGCAGCCGCGGCGAAGGGTGTCGCTGCCGCCGACGTTGACCTCGCCGACGTGCCGAATGTCCTGCCGAAGCCGCCCGAGGGGTACCTCCCGCCGCGGCGCACGCAGCAGCACGCGCGTGACGCGTGGGTGACGCTGGCGCAGTTCACGCAACGCATCCCCGGCAACAGTGAACGCCTGTATCAGGATGTGGTGTCGCGGGTGCAGGTGCGTGACGTGCCGGCGGCTGGCGGAACCCGACTCGATGCCGTGCAGGAGGCCCTGAACCACCTCACGAAGCGCGGCATCACCGGCTTCCGTGACAACCGTGGCCGCAACTGGTCACTCACCTCCTACCTGGAGATGAAGTCCCGGACCATCGTCAACCAGACACTCATCGACTCGCACACAGATCGGATGGTGGAACGCGGCCAGGACCTGATCGTCGTGTCCTCACACCGCAATCCCGCCCCGCAATGTCAGCCGTTCGAGGGGCAGGTGCTCAGCCTGTCCGGCGAGACCGGAACCGTGATCCGCCCGTCGGCGGTCGGTGGCCGGGGTGTGAAGGTGCGCATCAAGGCGACGCTCGAGCAGGCCCGCGCCGCAGGATTCCAGCACCCGAACTGCGGTCACGCCGTCAGCGCGTTCGTGCCCGGAGCGTCGCGCACGTTCAAGACCGAACCGAACCCTGAGGGCTACGAGGCCACGCAGCAGCAGCGGGCGATGGAACGCGGCATCCGCGACACCAAACTCCAGTTGGCCGTGGCCGCGACACCGCAGGCCAAGCGGGAGCTGAACGCCCGCCTCAAGGCGCAGCGTGAAGCGATCCGCGACCACATCGACGAGTGGGACCTCAAACGCAGGCCCAAGCGCGAACAACTCGGAGCGAGGTAGCTCCCCATGCTTCCGCGGCTATGGCGTGATGCCTGGCCGCGACAACGCAGCGTGATGCTGCGCAACCCCAAGGAGAAACATGTCCGACGAGAACACCCCCGACACCGCCACCGACGAGACGGCCCCGGACGTGACGCCCGAGACCGCCACCGACACAACGGACGCGACGTCCACCACGGACGACCCCGACGCCGGCGCGAAGAAGGCGCTCGTCGCCGAACGCGAAGCCCGCAAGGCAGTCGAGAAGGAACTCGCCGGAATCAAGAAGGCGCAGGAGAAGGCAGCCGAGGAAGCCCGCCTCGCCAAGCTCTCCGATGACGAGAAGCGCGACGAGATCGCCAAGGCCGCAGCCGAACGCGCCGAAGCCGCCGAGAAGGCACTCGCCGTCGAACGCGCCGCCCGCAAACACGGCCTCACCGACGACAAGGACCTCGAACTCCTCGAAGGCCTCCCCGCCGACAAGGTCGACGCCATCGCCAAGCGCATCGCAGCACAGAAGGCCCCCGCCGGCCGCTCCGGAAACCCGGTCGACGGCGGCACGCCCAAGCGCACACCCACCAACCTCACCGACGCCGTCCAAGCGGCGTTGCAGCCGTAGCCCAGGAGGCACCACATGCCCGTCTCACTCGCGCAGGCAGCCCAGAACGCTGTCACCGACCTCGACCTCAACGTCATCGACGAGTTCCGGACGAACCAGATCATGGATCTGCTCACGTTCGACGACGCCGTCAACCCCATCGGTGGCGGTGGCGTACTCACCTACGGATACACGCGCCTCGCGACCCTCGCGACCGCCAGCTTCCGCGCCATCAACTCCGAGTACACGCCACAGGAAGTCACCACACAGCGGTACAACGTCGACCTCAAGCCGCTCGGTGGCAGCTTCCAGGTGGACCGCATCCTCACCGGCATCGGCCCCGCCGCCTCCGCCTCCGTCGCCCTGAACCTTCAGCAGAAGATCAAGTCGACGCAGGCCCTGTTCGGCGACTCCGTCATCAACGGTGACTCGTCGGTCACCCCGAACAGCTTCGACGGCCTGTCGAAGGCCCTCGCCGGCTCGTCCACCGAGGACTTCACCGCGTTCGACTGGTCCGGCGCGATGGACGAGGCGAAGTCGTACCTCGTCCTGGAAACCCTCGACGACCTGATCGGCAAGCTCAACGGCGAGCCGGGCGCGATCATCTCGAACAAGAAGGCGATCAACCGCATCAAGTCCGCGGCCCGCCGCACCTCGCAGTACGTCGAGCGCCCGGGTCCGCGGGATACCACCATCGCCTCCTACGGCAACGTGCGACTGATCGACGCCGGCTACAAGGCTGGTTCCGCAGCAGACGTGATCCCGGTCCGCGGCTCCGCGGTCACCGGCCCGCCCGCCCTCGCCGCCGGCTCGACCGACGTGTACGCGGTCCGCTTCGGCCTCGACGGCTTCCACGGCGTGTCCACGATGGGCGGCCAGCTCGTCAAGACGTGGCTCCCCGACTTCTCCGTCGCTGGCGCCGTGAAGACCGGTGAGGTTGAGATGGGTCCCGTCGCTGTCGCACTGAAGGCGACCCGCGCCGCAGCAGTGCTCCGCAACGTGAAGGTTCAGTGATGACGGAAATCGTCAGCCCCGTAGCGGGGTTCACTGGTGACACTGTGTTCGGCACCACCACCATCCATTTCAAGGATGGGGTAGCCGAAGCCAAGGACGTCCCCGAGGGCGTCCTGGCATACCTGCGTAGCCGCGGCTTCACCGTCGACGGGAAGACGATCGAGCAGCCGGCCCCGCCGGCACCGGTCGATTCCCGCGAGGTGACGGAGGAGCAGGTCGGCACCAAGGTTCGTGACGCCGCCGTCGACCCGCGGCCGGAGGATTTCCTCGCCCCCGTGAACGCCGGGAAGGCGGACCCGCACGGCCCGAAGGTCGTGTCCCCGGAGGTCCATGCGACACCGGAGCAGGTGGTCCGCCCCGGCAAGGTGTCGGACGACGCGAAGGTGCAGGACAAGGCGGAGTCGGATCACGCTGCCGAGGTTCTGCAGGGTGAGCCGATCGCCTTCGACCCGACCGGCCACGACGTCGACGAGGTGAACGCCTACCTCGATGGCGCCGACGCCGCGGAGCGGGAACGCGTCCTCCAGGCGGAAGCCGACGGCAAGGCCCGCAAGGGCATCCTGTCCGGCCCGCACGCGGACTCGCCCAAGAGCTGACCGCTCATGCCCGCCCCCCGCGCCTGACTACTCCCGGGCGCGGGGCTGGCGGGACCACAAGCTTGGTGGTTGGTGCGTCCCTACGTGGCTCGGCACAGGACTCATAGGAACCCACGTTAAGGCGGGCTGGGCGTTTCGATGCCGAGTACCTTTCGCGCCCTCACGACCGACCTGCGCACCAACCACCAACCCCTCCAGGAGGTACCGTGCTCGTCTTCGCTACCGAGGATCAACTGTCGTCCTGGACTGGCGCGCCGAGTCCACTCAACGCGTCGATCCTGTTGCGGGAGGCGTCGATCCTGGTCCGCGACGCATGTAAGGCGGACGTGTTCGACATCCTCCCGAACGGGCTGCCTGAGGATGACGACAAGCGTGAGGCCCTGCAGGACGCCACCTGCGCGCAGGCCGCGGTCTGGGCGGCAACCGACGTCAACCCGACGGCAGGCGCTGGCGGGCTGGCACGGGAAGTCGTCTCGTCGGGCATCGACGGCGCGTCGGTGGCGTACAACACGGCGTCCACGGATGCGGCGAAGGCGGCATCGATCGGCACCCTGTGCCCGTCGGCGTACACAATCCTCCGCAGCGCGGGCCTCGCCTCGTCGGCGGTGCAGTCATGACCGACATCGACTCCACATGCGGGCGGCCATGCCGAGGCGCTGACGGCTACGGCTGGGAGAGCATCACCCGGATCGAGCGCACCCTCGGCGGCCAGGTCGACGCCATTGAGCACACATGCGAGATGTGCGGCGAAAAGCATTGGGAGGTCCGATGACCGATCCGCTCGAGCACTGGTGGCGCTGGCCGGTCATGGTCGAACGCCACGCGGGAGAAGGCGCGGACGGGCCCGTGTTTGATCCGCCCGTGGTCGTCGCTGGCCGCATCTCCGCGAAACGCAAGAAGGTGCTCGCACCGGATGGCGCGGAGGTGATCTCCGAGGCTCGTGTCGCGATGCCCGCCGCCACGCCGCTGATCCCGCCCGGTTCGCGGGTGACGCTGCCGGACCCGTTCGGCGGGCGCACGGCCGAAGTCCTCGCCGAGCAGTTGCACCACGACGGAGCCGGGTTGACCCCGAACTTCTACTCGATCGACCTGACATAGGGGGCGGCATGACCATGCGCGAACGATGGCACCGCCTCCGTCGCCACACGATCACCCGATACCGCTCCGTCGGCGGCCTGTACACGTCCGTGCGCTGCTCATGCGGAACGAGGTGGCCGGAGCCATGACCCTCAACTTCACCGGCATTGAGGCTCTCATTCGTGCCGCTGCCTCGGATGGCCTTCTCGACGCCGCTGAGGTGGTCAAGCAGGAGGCGGTCGAACGCTGCCCCAAGGACACCGGTCAACTTCGCAACACCGCCGGCACGAAAGCGGAGGGCCTGGAGGCGATCGTCCACTTCGGGGATGACACCACCCCATATGCCGTTGTCCAGCATGAGGCGCTCGGCTACGACCACCAGGACGGGCAAGCGAAGTACCTGGAGAACGCGGTCGTCGCCACCAAGGCGACCGTCGCGGCAGTGATCGGCGAATCGATTCGGAGGGTCACCGCATGACTGCCCGTCCGCCGACCAGCACCGAACTCGAAGCTGCCCTCGCGCAGCGCATTGCCGACAGCGGCCTCGCCCGCTACCAGGCGACCGGCGCCTACCCGGCATCCGAGATCCCGGCCATCTTCTTCGGCACCATGCCCGACAAGCCGAACGCCGCGATCCTCATCAACGTCTACAACGACGACCGCGACCGCGACCCACACACGCCGATCTACCTCGTGCAGTTGCGGTTCCGGTCCAGCACGGGCAGCCGCCGGGACGCCGAGCAACTCGGCAACCGCGTGTTCGACGACCTCGACGACCGCGTCAACGAACGCTCCAACAGTCAGTGGGGGCTGATCCGGGTCCTGCACTGCCACCGGCACCTACGCGCCCCCGCAGCCCCCGACGGCAACGGCCGCTGGTCCCGCCCTGACTCCTACACCATCATGACCAACCCGTCCTAGGAGGACGATATGACAGCTCCAGCACCTACCGCTGCTCTCGCGTCGACCCTGGCCCGCGACTGGGTCCTCGAAGTGGAGACCGCCACTGGCACGTGGACGAAGGTCCGAGGCCTCAACTCGGTCAGCCCGATCTTCGAGGGCGCCGAGCAGGACGACTCCGACATCGACTCGGAGGGCTATGCGTCCTCGATCGTCACCGGCCTCGCGTTCCGCATCGAAGGCTCCGGTAAGCGCAAGGGCGAGCAGACGACCGGCTTCGTCGACGACCCGGGGCAGAGCTTCCTGCGCCAGAAGGGCCGCAAGACCGGCGCCGACAACATCATCTCGGCACGCATCTACCGGCGCGACGACCTGCCGGACGCCTACCAGGCGGAGACGACCGTCAAGTGGACCGACTCGGCGGCCGGTGACACGAACGCGCTGCAGGAGTTCTCGTTCACGCTGTCCGGTCGCGGCAAGCCTGAGGACATCACCAAGCCGACGGCCCCGGAAACCCCTTAGAGCGCCCGGAAGTTGACGAGACTCCGCCGGGCGGTGGGCTGTACGTGATGAACCCACCGCCAGCGGAGTCCACATCATCCGGGCTGTATGACATCCCCTCCGGACTGACGGAATCGCCGCTCGGGTCCGGTCTCTACGCGACAGGAGCGTGAGTATGGCAAAGCGACTTGTCGCGTTCGACGACCAGAAGAGTGGGACTGGGCTCCCCGATGCGGTAGAGGCGGGGTTGAACGCCACCTATGTTCCAGCATCGGCATACGCCAAGGGTGCTGTGATCGCGACAGTCGACGCCTTTCCGGGTCTTGACCCCACCGGCGCCGCGGACTCGTCGATAGCATTCCAAGCCGCGGTCAACGCGACGCCCGACGGTGCGCGTCTGATCGTCCCTGCTGGCGTGTACAAGCTCGATTCTGGCGTGGCGATCACGGACCGCACGCTGACGATCGAGTCCTACGGCGTGACCTACACCAAGGCCACCGATGGGGCGATCTTCTCGTCCGCCGCCACTGTTGACACCGTCTATCCGGTCACCGCCCTCGCCGCGGTGACCGTGAATGACGAGAACACCGCGCCCGGTCAACGATTGACCGTTTCAGGCAGCACTGGATGGTCACGTGGCGACATCGTCCAACTCGTCTCCGACGACGTCCTACCTGGCGGCCTACCCGGCAACGGGACCAACGAGTATCGGTGCGGCCAGCACTTCATGGTCCACGCAGCATCCACCGGCACCGTGGACCTTCTCGGCACCCTGTACGACCCGATGTCGACGAACATCCGCGTCCACCGAATGCGCCGACACCGAGTCGTGTTCCGTGGTGGCCGCTTCACTAAGACCGGCGGAGGCGTCACCGTCGCGTTCACGCGTCTCGTCGCACCCGAATTCACCGACGCCGTCGTCCACACGACGGGTGGACAAGCGGTCTCGTTCGCGGGCTGCGTCGGCTGGCGCGCAGACAACGTCGTCGTCGAGAATGCCCCGAACATCCCCACATCGGGCATCTTCGGCTACGGCATCATGAACATGTCCAGCTCCTGGGGCCGCGCCTCTCGGCTCCGCATCCATCGCGTACGCCACGCGTACACGAACGACAACACCGCACTGCCCGCAGGTTCGACACAGTTCCACCTGTACGGGCGACCGTTCGCGAACGTCGTCAGCGACTCTGTCGCCATCGGCACCGACAACAGCGCATGGGACACCCACTCCGGTAGCCAGGCAGAGCAGTTCGTCAACTGCGATGCGATCGATTGCTACAACGTCTACGGGCTTCGCGGCCGCGGGCACAGCGTGCAAGGCGGTAAGGCTGTCGACTGTCAGCACCTGCTGAACATCTTCTCCCAGACCGGCTCGAACTCCGACTCGTGGGGACACATCGTCGACGGCGTGCACGCCACGCGGATCACCAGCGGCAACCACGCGATCCGCGTCGACCTCAACCCCATCAGTGGAGTGCTCGAAACCCGCAAGTCGATGATCCGCAACGTCACCATCGACGGGGCCGCAGCGCACACGTTCGTCGTCAACAACGGCACCCTCGAGGTCGACGGAATCATGGTCACCGCAGCGCCGACGCAGATCTCGAACGCCGCGGTGTTCCAGCTCGACAACGCGAACGTCACCGGCACGAACGTGTCGATGGACCACCTGCAGAACACTGCCGGAACCGGGATCCGGTTCGTGTACGTCAAGGGCGCAACACAGTTCACGCTGCGGCGTGGGCGGTGGGACTTCACCAGTGGCAACTCCCGCATGACGCGCATCGTGGTCCGCGCCGCCGGAGCCACTGACACGGTGAAGATCAGCGACCTGTCGATGCTGAACAAGGCCACGGCCCCGTACGACACGATCACGTCGGCGTCGTTCGTGGATTGGTCGGCTGGGTTCGAACTGTCCTCGGTGGTCATGGCATCTCAGGCGTCGATCGAGGACGCAGCGAAGCTGGCCACGATCGCAAACACCCGCGCCGAGGTCGTGAAGCTGCAGCTGTACTCGAACACGAACCCGTACACGCTGGCGGCTCTACCTGCTGGCATGTTCCGTGGGCAGATGCTCGTGATCTTCACGCTGGCAACGACCAATCAGTCGATCACCGTTCCGAATGATGCGGCGAAGAAGATTCTGACCGCGACCGGCTCGGACGTGGTCCTCACTGGAACGAGTCGACCGATCTCGTTCGTCTGGAATGGAACGAATTGGGTGCAAATCTGATGGAAATCGAGTTCAAGTTGTGCGTCCTCATCCTGCTGAATGCCGCAGTCTTGTGGCTATACGGCGCACCACTGATAGTGGCCATCACCAGCTGCTCGGCCGTGTCGGCAATCCTGCTGCTCGCGGCGGTAAAGGGCATCACGTCCATGCGCTCGAAGGCCCGCCCGTAATCGCTCACCACCGGCGCCCCTGAAAGGAGTCCTGTGGACGACCTCGCAGCATTCATGGACCCAACACTGCGGCTCCCCATCGGCGGCCGCGACTACACCATCGAATGCTCCGCCTGGCAAGGACTACACCTCCACCGCCTCTTCAGCGAACCCGGCCGCATCCTCGACGACAACGCCGAACGCGCCGAAATCCTCCAGATGCTCGGCGACACCTACCAGCAGATGGTCGACGACGGACTCTCCTGGCCGAAGATCGCCGTCGCCGGCAGGACCGCCCTGTTTTGGTTCGGCATCAGCCCCGACGCCGGACGCCGCTACTGGGACTCCGTCGGCGGTGCCGTGCCGGGAAATCCGATACCCCCGTCGCCGAGCCAGAAAGTGGCGGGGGAGAAGCTGAAGTCGATCTTTCAGCGCCCGGAACCTATGGACCGGATGATCCTGGCGGCGGCCCGTACGACCCCGAGACCGGCGTAAGGGACTGGTACAACGCCACGCCCGGCCAGCAGCCCGGCGTGGAGGCGCCGCGCCCGCACCTGTGGTCACACATCCTCACCCACTGGGCCGACGTCGAACTCGACCTGCAGCAGGTGGGCGTCGACGTCGAGTCCGGCATCCTCCGTGAACGCTCCTGGCGGTGGCTCGAACTCCGCATCGCCGACCTAGCATCCACCCCCACGACGCGCCTACATCGCGCACTCCGAAAGGCCTGACGTGGCACTCAAGGACCTCGACACATTCTTCGAGCCCGACCTCCAACTCCCCATTCGCGGCAAGCAGTACACCGTCCCCGCCCCGGACTTCGACGAAGCGAAACGGCTCCGCGAAGAGGTCGTCGCAAACAGCGCCCTCCCGGCGCCCGCGCAAACGCACGAGGCGATCAACATCCTCGGCCCCGCCCTCGATGAGATGGTCGCCGACAACCTGCCCTGGCCGATGATCCTCCACGCCGGGCGCACCGCGATCGCCCACTACGGAGCCTCCCCGGACATCGCCGAAATCCACTGGCACATGGCGCAGCTCGGCAAGTTCGTCGACCTCGGCAAAGTCGCCGAACGGATCGCCGCCGCCCGCAAGACCTAGCACCCCCAGGAGGGCTGACCATTGGCACTGGACGTCGGTGAACTCGTAGCCCGCCTAACCGTGGACGACTCCCGCTTCATCCAGGGGACTCAGAACGCAGAGCAACGCATGACGCAGCTCCGCACCAAGATCCAGCAGCTCGAAACCGCTGTCCGGCAGATGGGCACTCAGGCTGGCACGACCAGCGGCAGCCTCAACCAGATGGACCTGCCGCCCGAGTTGGCAGCGCAGATCCGAGACGCACAGGATGAGCTAGAACGCCTCCGCCGCGACGCGGAGCAGGCTGGCACCAGCCTTCACGATGTGGAGCTGAACGCCCAGCTCCGTCAGCAGCTCGAGCAGGCCCAGCGGGAGCTCGACCAGCTGCGCGCTGGGGCCGATCAGGCATCCGAAGGCGTGAGCCGAATCGGGCAGGCGGCGGGCGCTGCAGTCGAGGGCATGGCCCGAGTTGGCGGTGCGCTCTCCGCCCGCGCTGGGCACAACGGAGCCGGGAACTTCATCGCCGGATTCGCCGATAAGATCGGTGACCTCTCATCGAAGACGGGCCCGATCGCCGGTTCCATCCTGGGCATCGCCGCCCTCGGTCTTGTGGCCGGGGCTGGGTTGGCCGCCGCGATTCAGGACGGGCTCGAGCAGGAACTCAGCCGCGACCTGTTCCAGGCGCAGACCCGCACCACCGAGGCACAGGCCCGCAAGTTCGCCCTCGCCGCGGGCGAGGCGTACGCGGACGCGTTCGGCGAGTCCGTCGAATCGAACCTGTCGACACTCAAGCTCGCACTACAGAACAAGATCATCGACCCGGGCACCACGCAGCGGGATGCACAGAAGGTCGTCGCCGACCTCGAATCCATCTCCGCAGCCCTCGATGGCGAAGTCGCCATCTCCGTCAAGGCCGTCTCCGCCCTCATGTCCACCGGCCTCGCCACCTCCGCGCAAGAGGCCGCGGACATGATCGCCAACGCCGTCGGCGGCTCCGCCAACAAGGGCGAAGACCTCCTCGAAGTCATCTGGGAGTACTCGGCAGGCTGGAAGAACGCCGGCATCTCCGCAGAGGGCGCGCTCGCGATGATCGAGCAAGCCACCGACAACGGCGCCTGGAACGCCGACGCCCCCGGCGACGCCCTCCGCGAGTTCGGCCGGCGCATCACCGAAGAGGGCGAGACGATCGTCGAAACCCTCAACGACATCGGCCTCAACGGCGAAGAGATGTACGAGGCGTTCCAGAAGGGCGGCGACGAAGGCTTCGAGGCGCTCGACAAGTTCTTCGACAAGATCCGCGGCATGGAGGACCCGGTCAAGCGGAACGCCGCGATCATGGGCCTCCTCGGCGACACGTCCGGCGACTTCGTGGACGTGTTCGCCAAGTGGGACCCATCCGAGGCATTGAAGAACTTCGGCGAGTTCGAGGGCGCGGCAAGCGATCTGGCTGGCACCCTCGGCGGCAACGCGGCCACCTCAGTGGCGGGCGCGATGAACTCCGTGTCGGTCGTCCTCGACGGACTCAAGGGTGCGGCCGCCGAAGCGTTCGGGCCGTACATCGCAGACTTCGCCGACAGCATCTCGAACAACCGCGCCGGCGTCATCCAGTTCTTCATCGACGTCGCCAACGCAGCCTTCGACGGTGCCGAGGCGGTCCTCGGATTCGTCTCCGGCGGAATGCAGGGACTCGCCGAATTGGCCGAGGCGAGCGGCGACATGACCTCCTCCGTCCTCGGAAGTATCGCCGACCTGGTCCGCGGCCTCGACAGCTTCATGGGGCCGTTCGACGAACTGATCCCCGGCCTGCCGAACTTCGGCAAGGTCGCGAAGGACATCGAGAGCTTCGGTGACGCAGCGAAAAACGGCGGCCAAGGCGTGGCCGACGGGCTCCGCAAGGGCTCCGAGTTCATCGACAACACCCTCGCGCCCAGCATCGAGAACGCCCGCGGCCGGTTCAACGACTTCGCCGGCGACATGAAGCTCTCGGCCGCGTTCAACGACGAGGTCGCGAAGGTCGCCAAGTCCATCTCCGACGTCGGCATTGCCGCGGACGGATCGGCGATGGACCTCGAAACCTTCATCGGCGTCCACGACGACCGCAGAATCCCTGAGCTTGACGCGAGCATCCGGAACGTCGTGAGCAGCCTCGAGGCGCAGACCCGCGCCGGACTCGACGCGGGCATCACCGTCGAGGAGCTCACCAACCAGTACGGGTCGAACCGGGACGCCCTGATCGAGCAGTTGATGGCGCTCGGCATGACGAACGACATGGCCGTCCAGTACATCAACAGCCTCGGCATGACACCCGAGCTGATCAACACCCAGATCAACCAGCCGGGAATGCCCGAGGCGCACTACGCCCTGGACATCCTCAACGGCAAGATCATGGACACCCCGGACGAGAAGTCGATCCACACCTACGCACTCACCGACGACGCAATCGCAGACCTCGAGGCGCTCGGGCTCAAGGTGGAGCGGCTGCCCGACGGAACCGTAATGGTCACCGCCAACACCAGCCAGGGCGAAACCATCATCGGCGACTTCATCAAGCGCAACGACGGCAAGTCCATGACCGTCTACGTCGATCCCGTCGTCCGCTCCCAGCGCTACCAGGACAACCTCAACACCGACATCGCCAACGGTGGGTACGTCCACTACGCGGCAGGCGGCATCGAGGACCATCAGGCGCAGATCGGAAACGGGCGCACCCGCATCTGGAACGAGCCGGAAACGGGCGGCGAGTCGTACATCCCCCTCGCGCCGTCAAAGCGGGCACGTTCCGAGGCGATCCTGAGGGAGACCGCCCGACGCTTCGGCCTCGGCGTCGTCCGCTTCGGCCGCGACCAGCTGAGCGAAATCTTCATGGGCGACCCCAAGTCGCTCACGAACCGGACCGACCCGACCGGCTGGCGGGCACTACTCGGCGGCGACTTCAACGGCAAACTGTCACGCTTCGGGATCGAGGAGGACAGCCCCCTCGCAACTGCCGTGCTGTCGGCGAGAAAGGCGATCGTCGACGGCGACTTCGATGGACAGCTTTCAAAGTTCGGCATCGAAGAGGATTCCCCGATCGCGAGGGCACTCCTCGGCCTGAACCGGAATGTCGTCCGGTTCGCCAACGGTGGCATCTTCGATGGAGACGCCGCCGTCGCGAAAGCGAAGGCGCACAACGGCGAGCCGTACGTGTACGGCGGCCGCGACTGCTCCGGCTACCTGTCTGAGGTGTTCAACGCCGGCACCGGCCAGTCCGTGCGATTCGTCACCGGCTCCGACTTCGAGGCGATGGGCTGGGAGCCCGGTTACGACCCGAACGGCTTCTCGATCGGCACCGACAAGGGCGTCGGCGAGAACGGCCACATGGCCGGCAGCCTCTTCGGTGTCAACATCGAGTCGGACGGCTCGAACGGCATCCAGTACGGCGGCAGTGCGGACGGTCCACTCGACTTCCCGTACGTCTACCACTGGCCGGGGGCATCGCGACCCAGCTACGACCGCGGGCAACTCGACAGCGAGATCACGAAGGCGCTCGCCGAGGAATCGTCCGCAGCCACCCCGGAGGCTCGGGAGCGGGCGGCGCAACGTCGCCAGACGCTCGAGGCGCAACGCGACGGCGTGTCCGGCGTCACCGACTCCGGCGTCAGCTTGGCAACGGATGGGCAGCGGGTGTTCGTCACCAACTGGCCGTCCGGGCTCGGCGCATCACTGCCGGCGCGCAGCGGCGGATCGTCCCCGTCGAGCAGCGTCTCGTATAGCGGCGGCGGCGGAACCCTCTCCACTGCTCGCGAAGCCGCGGGCGACGGCGAGGAAGCCACCCTCACGCCGCGGCCGATCACGGACTACCTCAACCCCGAGGACATGTTCTGGCAGTTCGCCGAAGGCATGGGCATCTCCAAGCCTGGCGGCGTGGTCGGCGCCTTGCTGGACCCGAAAACGCAGGAAACCCTCGGACAAGCCGCCGCGGGCGTCCAACAGGGCATCGAGCAGTGGAGGCCTGGCGTCCAGATCGACAACCACATCACTGTCGCAGACCAAGACCAGCTCCGTCGCTACGAGGAACTGGTCAAGCGACTCCTCGCGCAGTTTGGAGGTGCAATGCCGTGACGATGAACATCTCTATCCTCGGCGCGGGCGGCGGCCCAGAACTGCATATTGGCGGCGACGGGGCAGGCGCTGAAGGAATCCGCCTCGGAAAGGGGCAGGTGGAAGGTCTCTATCACGCGCCTACGACCACCGAATGGAAGCGGGCGCGCCGCCAGCGTGGAGGTTCGTTCGCTGGTCTCGAAAACCCCTACCGGGACATGCAACTCGGCTTCCGAACCCTAGGCAGCCAAGGCCAGCGATGGCAGGAGACTGACGACCTGCTGCGGTCCTGCTTCACCTACCACCTCGACCCGTGGTGGCCGGGCGACACCCTCGCTCGAATCAAGGTGGAGAACGACACGGACGAGCGATTCTTGTCCGTGCAGATGTTCGAGGAACCCGCCTTCGCGCCGGACATCAGTCCGGACCGACTGCAGTACGGGAACATCTTCTACAAGCTCCGCGCCGCACAACCGTTCTGGGAGTCCGAGGCCGACGTCAAGTACTTCGAGACGGCGGGCACGTCCGGGTCGGGCACGATCACCGTCTCCAACCCGACCGACGTGGAGATGTTCCAGATGTGGGTGCTCACTCACGGAACGTGGACGATCCCCGACGTGTCGTGGGTGGGTCCGCCCCGGAAGAGGGTTCCTGGCGGTCTGTACGGGTCTCGGTCGATTCCACTCAAGCCGGTGACGTCCACGCACGGCACGCTGACGATCCAACTCGACCCGATGCGCGTGATGATGCAGAGCTCCAACGGCACGAACGTCATGGGCGAGGTTGGCGGCGGCTACTACTTCATGCACACCATCCCGCCACACACCCCGAAGACGCAGCTGCCGATCTCAGTAACGGGCGCGCCGGCGGGTGGCGCACGGGCGGAGCTGCACCAGCCGCGCCTGTGGTCGAACTTCCACGGAGGTAGATAGATGGCGACTGCGCTCGAGCAGGCGTGCGCGGACGGCCTCGCCGCGGTCCGCGCACGCGAGGACACACTGGAAGCGTTCCGTCTGATCGCTCCCGTCATCAAGCTGTACGACGGGAACATCAAGCTGCAGCACGTCGTCCGCTGCGAGAACGACTACGACTGGCTCGACATCGAGAACGACACCGCGCCGGGAATCATCAAGATCGACGCCGACTACGAAGAAGCTCAGTGGCTGTGGGACATCAAGGGCCGCAAGGACCGCGGGGAGACGATCGATGTCCTGGTGACGGTTGACTACGTCGGCCGCCGATGGTCAGGGTTCCTCGACGACGTCACGATGACGACGAACGACCTCGGACAGTCGATCGTCACCGCGAACTTCCTTAGCGACTACGAGCAGGTCAAGTGGCGGCACCTGTGGGCGACACCCTCCACTCCGGCGGGCTTCCAGCCGTTCAAGGTGTTCATGCTCGGCGGCCCGACCGACTGGTCTCTCGGCACAGCATTGAAGCTGAACCTCGCCCGGGCGCACGGTCGCCCGTCGGGCATGGGATGGATGGACCCACTCGCCGATGGCGCCGCGGACTACCGGAACTGGCCGATCGTCCTCGCGCCGCTGGATTACGAGACGGCAGCCTCCCGCGGCACCGTGACGGGCCTGGTGCTCTCGCGGTTCAAGACGTGGCACGAGGCAGCGGAGGCGATGCTCGACGACGCCGACCTGACAGTTCGGTGGCGCCGCTACATGCCGGGCGACCCCCCGCCGTGGCCCGGCGCACAGGTCTCGTACGGCACGCTCGTCATCTGGTTCGAGAACAACTCCGGCGGGCTCGCGCCAACCACCACCGGCAGCTTCCTCACGGGCGTCGGGCAGTTGGTCCGCATCTTCGTGTCGTCCCTCGTCGAAGGCATCGGCGGCGGGTCACTGCCGATCGACAACGGCGAGCAGGCGATCGTCGGCATCCCGGCAGTCCCCGAGTATCAGGCCCCGGGCTATCTCGGCACGGAGCCGAAGGGGCCGTACGTCTTCTACCCAGCCGGGTCGCCGGGCGTGGTGTCGCAGTCGGCGACGATCAAGATCGGGCGCGGCCATCGACTCACGGGCGGTGGACACTCGATGCCCGGCGTGAACTCGCTAATCTCCGCGGCCATCCAGGCATTGGGCGACGCCCTGGCGGCGATCCCGCTCGCGCCGATCCCACCACTCGGCGGCGTCGCGGACGCGCTCCTCAAACCCTTCTACGAGGACACCATCCTCGCGTTCATGACCGTGTATCTGGTCAACAGATCGGCGCACCTGTCGCACTTCTCGCTGTACGAGATGTGGGTCGAGGGTGCCGATCAGGCCTACACCCTGTCGGCGACGCTCGTGCTGCGCGAGGCCGTTCGCGCGACCGAGACGAAGTACTCGGCCGACATGGAGATCATCGACGGTGCCCCCTGGTACGTCGGCGCGAAAGGCTACGGGCACTTCGACCTCGGCAACCGCATCCTCGTGCAGACCGAGGGTGACCGGTCGGGGCGGATCGAAGCACCGCGGGTGAAGTCGCTGCGGCTCACCGCGTCGCCAGGGAAGGCGCCGGCGATCGCGATCAAGCTCGGATCGAAGGACCCAGTCGACGCGTTCGGGCGAGTGGTCAAGCGGATTCAGAAGTTAGCCTCCGGGCTCAAGGCGATGGGGATGATCTGATGCACGACAAGGAGCTACCGACGCTCGACAATTGCGACCCGAACGATCCGGAGGAGATGTTCCTCCCATTCTTCGTCGGCCTGCCGGACGTGATCGGCGCACCACTGGTGTTCCCGATCAAGTGGTGGCGCAAGGTGTCCCGGCACCTCAAGGAGTGTGGCGTAATGCTGCAGTGCCCCGCATGTGGGCACCGCGAGCAGCCGAAGAAGAAGTATCGGATCGACCCCACCGAGGATCTGATGATGGGTGGCGGCGGCCAGTGGGTCGCGGCGGATGCGCCAGAGCCGGAGCGCGATGTGCTCGCGGAGCGTCTGGACGCGATCCGCCCCGAGGTCAAGCGGGAGATGCTGCGCCGCCTGCGCGAGCAGTTCCCCGACGATCCTGCGCTACAGGATGGGGGTGGATCGTGACCGTCCCCTGGGGTAACTATCCAGACGGCACTTTCGATGACGACCTATCGGGACTGAATGGCATCGACGAAGCGTCTTGGCGGGCCTCGAAATTCGCCCAGATCGACGGCTTCAATAAGGCGCACGACCGATTCAAAGCCGAGTACATCTCCGCCCCACTGTTCAACGGAGAGGTTGTTCGACTCGACAACCGCATCGACGAGATCGTCGTCGGAACCGAGCGCGCCATCCTGTGGACCTTCTCTGAGTACGGCGTGTGGACGAAGCACGCCGCGGCCTACAAGGTCGTCGTGGACGTCATCTCCGGTGGCTCCGGTGGCTCGTCCGGAACCAACGGCTCCGGGAGCGGCGCTGGCGGGGCTGGCGGATTCTCTGGCGGCTGGGAGCGGTTCATCTTCACGGGCGCGGCCCTTGAAGCCCTACCGTCATCGGTCGCCGTAACAATCGGCGGCGGAACATCCGGCGGGTCCACCGCGACGGCAGGAACGTCATCGTTCGGCTCATTCGGCTCGAGCAGTGGCGCAACACCATCCAACTACGGAAGCGGCTCGCGCACGTACAAGATGCGCGGCGGCTCGGGCGGTTCCGTATCCGTTATCACCGGCAGCGACGGCAGCGCTGGCCCATTCAGCTCCGGCGGCTCCGGCGGCAGCTCCGGATCGATCAATGGCGGTAACGGCTTCAGTGCCGGCGTCGGGCAGATCGGCACCGGAAGCGCCGGCGGCGGCGGGGTTGGCAACACAGCCCTGTTCGGGTCTGGCGGCAAGGGTGGGCACGGCGGATGGCCTGCCGCCCCTGGCGGAGGCGGCGGATATGGCGGTGGTGGCGGCGGCACAGGCGGCAATGGTGCCGGCGGTGCAGTGTTCGTGACCGTCTACGTCGAGGACACTCTCGGCGTCCCGCCATCGACACCGACAGGGCTGGCCGTATCGAGCATCACCAGAACATCGGCCCGCGTCTCTTGGACCGCGTCGATCGACGACGTGATGGTGAAAAACTACATCGTCTACCTCAACGGCGCCCGGTATGCCGTTGTCGAGTCGACCTACCACGACTTCGTGGGCCTGACCGCGTCGACCGCTTACGCGGTGCGTGTGCAGGCGGTCGACATCGGCGACAACGTGTCCGGACTGTCCACGACCCTGAACTTCACGACGACCGCCTAGGAGGCTGCAGTGGCTACTGCCGAAATGGTGGTCGACGGACTGCCCGGCTTCGCCGGTTTGGCGACGCTGTATCGAATCGATCCGCCGATCAAGGGCGCCGACCACCTGATCGTCTACCACCGTCCACGCGTCGCTGGGCAGCCCGGGCAGATGACCGTCACCCTCGGAACCGAAGACGGCGTGAGCCTGTCCGCTGACATCCGGCCGCAGCCGGGGACGTACATCACCGATGAGCCGAATCACCATCTCGCCCTACAGCTTGCGGGTGGATATCGGATCGTCGAGAACGGAGATTTCTGAGATGAGCTTCCGGACCGCATATGGCTACACCTACTCCGAGAACGGTTGGCGAATGTGCAACCGCGATGAGTGTGACATTGTGCGAATCAAAGACCTATTCCTCGTCGATACCGCACCGCTCCGCAAGGGCGCTCCACTGACAATCCTTGGCGCGTGGCTGAAGTGGTACGACACGAACGTCGAAGAGATCGGTACGTCGGTATGGGGATGGTCGCGCGACAACGACGTCGCCAACTCGAACCACCTGTCCGGTACTGCGGTCGACGTCAACGCCCCAAAGTACCCATGGGGAGCGCGAGTTATGCCAGCGGCACGCATCGCGAAGATCCGTGAAGGCCTACGCCTGTTCGAGGGCTCCGTGTTCTGGGGCGCCGACTGGCAACGAGCCGACGAAATGCACTACCAGATGACCTGGAAGGAAGGCGACCCGCGCAACGACGCGTTCGCCGCGAAGCTCCGCGCCGGCCATCTAGGCATCTACGCCACAGCGCCTACCCCCACCCCGAAGCCTGGAGGCCCCAACATGGCACTGCCCGTCGACCGCGACATCCGAGCCCAGCTGACCGGCTCCCCGAACGACAACGAGTACCCCGGATTCGAGTTCCTCGGTGGCCGAACCACCGCCGACGCTCTCGGCGCTATCGGCGCCGCCCTGAAGATCCCCGGCTTCCGCGACCCGAAGGCAGGTAAGTGATGACCTCTCCCACCCAGGTAGCTCACCCGTGGCGTGCAGTGGCGCGCACCGTGTTCGCTGCAGTTGTCGGCCTGGCCTCCCTCATCCCGACGGTGATCCTCGCGTCCGGCGTTCCTCCGGAAGGCCTGGCGGCACAGGCGGTCGCCGTGTGTGCAGCGATCACTCGCGTCCTGGCCGACCCGCGGGTCAACCTGTTCATGACGCGGTTCCTGCCCTGGCTGTCGGCGGCTCCCGGCGACACTTCGGCTGGCCGGCATCGCGCCGATACCTGACCGCCCAGCCCTGAAAGGGGGCGGTCCGTGTACCGCAGAATCGCGGCCGCGGCGATCGGCACCTCGTCGATCGTGCGCGGCTCCTCTTATCTCAGCCCACAACTCCCCGACAGCTCGGTAGCCCAACTCGCGTTCGTCGACGAAACGATCCCACTGACCTGGTACGCGGTCGGATGGATAGCGACCGGATCGATCGCACTGTTCGCTGCAGCCTGGCCTCACCCCCGAATCCTGGGCGCCGCGTTCGGTGCTGGCATCGGGTTCAACATGCTGTGGGCGCTCAGCTTCATGGCGTCGCAAGTATTCCTCGGCGTCCCACGGGCGTACGTGTCAGCTACCAGCTACCTCGTGATCGCGACCCTCATCTTCTGCGTGGCTGCACTCTCCGAACGGTTGAAGCTGCCGCCGGCGCCGAGACTGGGGGGTGATCGATGTCGGGGTACCAAACAGCCCTAATCGGCGTTGCCGCCCCCATCGTGGCAGCGCTATTCACGTACCTAGGGACGCGGATGGCGACGCGAGCTGCCCGCCAGTCCGCGAAGGAGTCGAACAACACCGAGGCGTGGGCGGAAATCCTCAAGGCGAACAACGAGCAGAACGCTCGCCTCAACGCCGAGATCCACGCGGTCCGGAACGACCAGAACGAGCTTCGGGTGCGGGTCGAAGACCTCGAACGCAAGCTCGAACACGAGCAGCGCGTGCGCCGCGGCGCCTTTGACTACATCCGCATCCTGCTGCGGTGGATCGAAACTCACCTCCCTGGCGTGACCCCACCGGCCGCCCCTGAGCTTCTGAGAGAGGAGCTGTGACGTGACTTCAACGTGGCGCAAGCAAGAGCCTGACGTCATCCCACTCACCCTGTGGGCTGGTGAGGATTTCGTGCGGGAGCTGGTGTTCGACGGCCTCGTCGGCGGCATCCCGGCCGACTCCACGATCACCCTGAAGCTGTTCGACGGCACCGGGCCAGACGCGGCCGAGATTGGATCGTGGCCCGCATCCATCGTCGGCACGGACGTGAAGTGGTCTGTCGATCATGCTGTCGCCGACGCGATCCCCACCCCCGGCGGCTACCGGCTGATGATGACCGTCCCCAATCCCGGCACCCCATCGAATCCGACTGTCGAGCGCTGCCTCGCGCTCGGCAAGCTCGTACGGAAGTAGGCCCCCAATGGCACTGAGCAATCCCCAGCTTCGCGAGGACATCGCGATCTTCATCAAGGGCAAGGGCTCGTGGATCAGCTTCCACACCACCGACCCCGGCACCAATGGCGGCAACGAAGCGTCCGGCGGCGGGTACGCCCGCAAGCAGACGACATGGACGGACGGCGCCGTCGACGGCATCGTGACGGGAGCCGCGGTGGAGATTTCCGTTCCCGCCGGCACGTGGGCGTGGTGCGGGATCTGGTCGGCACAGACCGGCGGTACCTGGGTGGAGAAGTTCCCGGTCAACTCCACCACCCTGTCGGCGGCCGGAACGATCCTCGTCACCCCCACCCTCGGCCCCGTCTCCTGATGGCTGAGCGCATCACCATCGCCGCGCCGGAGCGGCTGGTTCTGCGCTTGCCTGCACCCGAGCCGCTTGCCGCCCACATCGAGGCTCCAGCCGCGCTGGTTGCGATGATCCCAGCGCCTATCGACGCGGTGCTCACCCTGCCCGCCCCGCAGCCGGACCGGCTGGTGCTGCCGGAGTCTTCGATGCCCCGTGTGCCCGGCATCGCAGCGGGCGGCGTCACGGCGGAAATGTCGATCACTGGCACCGCGATGGCGCGAGCACGCGCAGTCGGCGCGGTCACAGCTGAAGCCTCCATGTCGGCGATCGCGAAAGCTCGAGCGGTCGCAGCGGGTTCGGTCACCGCAGCAATCGGCATCACGGGCACTGCGCACCCCTATGCGACTGGCGCGGTCACCGCAGCGGTCGCGATCGCCGGCAAGGCGGTCGCGAAGCTGGCAGGCGCGGTTACGGCGTCAGCGTCGGTTACAGGGGTAGCGAAGGCGGTCCTCACGGGCGCTGTTACAGGCACGGCGACGGCCAGTGGCACGGCCACCGCTCGAGCAGTGGCAACTGGTGCAGTCACCGCCACCGCATCTATCACCGGCACCGCCGTTGTACCCGCATACCCAATGGGCATGGACAAGGTGGGCACGCAGGTCATCCCCGGCGCTTCCAGCGGATCGTGGGCGAACGCAGTGAAGATCATCGACTGGGCTACGCGAACCGGCTACCCGTCGACCGCGATCATCAACGACTGCCTCGTCGCTGGGGCGGCGATGACAGTCACCTACTCCGCCAAGGTCACCTACCAGACAGGAGGCGTCGGCTCCCTCGTGCAGTTCCATCTCGCCAAGAACGAGACGGAACTCGTCGCGAGCGCGAACACCGGCGGCACGATCACGGGAACCATCAGCCTGAACCCGGGTGACACCCTCTCCCTGTGGGGCGCCGGCAACAGTGGCATCGGCAACGGCTACCGCACGGTGGTTGCGGGTCCCACGAACACCTACCTGTACTGGACCGTGAACTAGGAGGCTCGATGGAAACAGTCACCCTCCCCGGCCTGCCGGGGCACACAATCGCCCTCGAGATCGACGGCGCATGGCTGTCCTGCGAAGTCCGTGACAGCAGCGGTGAGGTCCGCTACTCAGCGGGCTGGGACACCACGCCTACCGCGTGACCAACGCGAGTGAGGGACACCCCAACTTCCCCTCGGGGTGTCCCTCTGCCCGTGCGCCCGCTTCCCTCAGGCGCCCGTTGACCTTAACGCAACTCGAACAGGTGTGCGAGTCCATCTAGTCCACGCACGGAGCGTAACTCACCGCTTACTCACCGCTTTGGACACGCGAACCCCGGACCGGCCGCAATTACTTACGAGCAAGTCAAATGATGACTCACGAGCAAGAATCCAGCACTTAGCGGATAGCCTGCGCGTAAGTCGACCAGTTGGCGAGCAGCGAAAACAGGCACACGGAGAAGCCCTGGCAAAGCGGCGGAGGACCCGGGTTCGATTCCCGGCAG